GGAGACTCAAGGTCATGTGGCGCATCTACTGTTTCAGGACAAGGTAAGAATGTCTTTGCAAATGGTAAATTAGTTTCAATCAACGGTGATCCAAATAGTCATGGAGGTGGTGCTTTGTCAGCATCAGTAAATCAAGTGTTTGTGGGGGGCACAATGATTGTAGATAAAGGTGATTCAGCATCAGCAGATAGTCTGTGTCCATCTGGGCCATCTCATTGTTCACCTAATGCTACAAGTGGTTCACCGAATGTTATTGTTGGTAATTAGGTATAAATAAAAGATGGCAGAGATAACAATAAAAAATCAAAGGTCTTTTACAGATTTAGACTTAAATTTTAATATTCACCCTACTACAAAGGATATTAACAGGTTTAAAAACGAGAATGCTGTAATCAATTCAGTTAAAAACTTAGTTTTAACAAATCATTATGAGAGGCCCTTTCAACCGGAATTAGGCTCAAATTTGAAAAGATTACTTTTTGAACAGGTAGATAACGTAACAGCAGCTTTAATCGAAAGAGAAATTGAAACTACCATAACAAATTTTGAACCAAGAGTTGATTTAAAAGATGTTGTAGCTTCTGGTTTTCCAGATGAAAATGGTTATAAAGTAGAGATAACTTTCTTTTTAATAAACACTCCAGATCCAATTACAGTAGACTTTTTCCTAGAGAGAGTAAGATAAATGGTAGACCGACTCAAAGTAACAGAACTTGATTTTGATACGATCAAGACTAATTTAAAAGCATTTCTTCAACAACAAAGTGAATTTTCAGATTACGATTTTGATGGTTCTGGATTATCAGTTCTCATAGATTTATTAGCTTATAATACGCACTACAATGCCTACTATTTAAACATGGTTGCTAACGAGGCATTTTTAGATACAGCTTTGCTTCGTGAGTCAGCTGTTTCTCATGCTAAAACATTAGGATACACACCTCATTCTAAAAGATCACCTACTGCAACAGTTACACTTACGGCTAATTCTATTACAACAACTTCTGGTACATTGACGATACCGGAGGGTTTTTCATTTTTATCAGATCAAATAGATGGTAAAGCATTTAATTTTGTTGCTTTAGAAGATGTAGTTGTAACAAAATCAAATCAACAATATGTTTTCACTAACTTAAATATTAATGAAGGTCAATTAATCACCAATCAGTTTACATATGTAGAATCTTCTAACCCTAAACAGATATTTACATTACCAGATAAAAATATTGATAGTACAACAATTAAAGTAGTTGTGCGACCAAATGTGTCGAATACTTCCTCTGATACATACACAAAAGTTTCTGAAATATTAGATGTTAATAGTACATCGGAAGTTTTCTTCTTACAAGAAAACAGAGATGGTAATTATGAAATATATTTTGGTAATGATAGTGTTGGTAAAAAATTAAATGATGGTGCAACGATAAGCGTTACATATCTAGTAACAAATGGCACAGCTTCAAATAAAGCAAATAATTTTGTACAAAAATCCACACTTACTGATTCAAATGGTGAAGATGTTGCGGTAACAATTAACCCTATTTCAGCTGCTTCTGGCGGTTCAGATAAAGAGTCAGTAGACTCTATAAAGTTTTCAGCACCAAATCAATTTACAACTCAAAATAGGCTTGTAACAAGAAAAGATTATGAGACAACGATTTTAAGAGAAGTGCCTAGTGTTGAGTCTATTTCAGTATGGGGTGGTGAAGAAAATGTGCCGGTCGTATATGGTAAAATTTTCTTATCATTAAAACCTAAATCTAATTTTTTTATATCTGAAACAGAAAAAACAAGAATTATTGAAAATATCATAAAACCAAAAGCTATAATTGGAATTGAAGCAGAGATAGTTGACCCCAGTATTACTTTTATTTTAGTAACTACAAATGTACTTTTTGATTCAAGAAAAACCACACAGTCTCAAACATCTTTTAAAGAATCAATCAGAACATCAATCATAGATTATAACTCTACAAATTTAAACAAGTTTGATAGTAATTTTTCACTTTCAAAACTATCGAAAGCAATAGATGATACAGATAAAAATGCAATACTAGGATCTGAAACAAGTGTTCGTTTACAAAAAAGAATAACACCAACAATTGGTACAGATAATTATACAATCGATTTTGGTGAAAAATTAAAAAGAGGCACATCAGATGACAAACTAACATCAAGTGAGTTTTCTGGTTTTGACGCTGGCGGTAATTCAAAAACTGTAACTTTTGAAGAGGTGCCAGGTTCATCAACTGGAGTTTCACGAATATCGATTCAAAATCCAGGTTTTGGATATACTTTAGTCCCTACAGTTACAATTTCTGGTGATGGTGTGGGTGCAACAGCTGTTGCAACGATAGATGGAGGTGAAGTTACATCAATCAGAATTACAAACAGAGGTTCTGACTACACAACAGCGACTGTTACTATTTCTGGAGGTAATGGGTTGGGTGCAGAGGCAACAGCGATTGTTGATGCTAGAAATGGTACGATAAGGTCAATCTTTTTTGACTCAGATGGTAACAGACAAATTATAAATCAAAGTATCGGTGAAATAGATTATGAAACTGGTGTGATTACAATCAATGATATAAACATTTCAAGTATTTCTACATCAGATGGTCTATTACGATTCACAATTGGCTCTGAAAGTGGTGTTGTAGAATCTACCAGAAATAATATTGTTGCGATAGATTCTGAAGATCCATTATCAATAACAACTACTCTTGAGGCGATTGACTCTTAATGTCTCAGGAAATTCAAACTGATAAATTAAAAACATCTTTACTTGTAAATAGACAAGTACCAGAGTTTGTTCGTGAAGAGCACCCACTTTTCATTTCTTTTTTAGAGGCTTATTATGAGTTTCTTGAAACGGAACAAGGCAATCAAAATAATGACGCTACAAAAATATCAAAAGATTTAAGACATATTCAAGATGTAGATTTTTCAATTGAGGCCTTTGAAAATAGTTTCTTAAATACATACGCAAATCTAGTGCCAAAAGATGCACTTATAGATAAAGCCTTTTTAATAAAAAATTTATTACCTTTATATTTAGCTAAAGGCAATCAAAAATCTTTTGAGTTTCTGTTTAGAATGTTTTTTGGAGAAGAAGTGGGTGTCTCTTTTCCAAAAGACCAGATATTGAGAGCCTCTGATGGAGAATATTCTCTTGAAAGAGTTTTGCGTATTCGTGATGCTATTTCGACCTATTATGTTGGTGATGGTATAACAGATGTTTTTAAACTTGCTCAAGCTGTTACAAGTGATGAAATTACGGTGATAATAAATGGTGTAACACAGACATCTGGATTCTATGTAAGAAAAGAAGAGAAAAAATTATTTTTTAATACAGCACCTTCATCGGGTGATGACATTCGTGTTACTTATGATGATTTTTCAGAATCAGTCTTAACTAATAGAAAAATAACCGGTGTAACTTCAAATGCTTCGGCGATAATAGAAAATGCTGTGCCAAGGTTACTTGAAAAACAAGTTTCAGTTGAATTGTTTATTGATAGAGTAACACTCTCTGGTACTTTTGCACAGTCTGAACAACTACTTTCTAATATAGTTGATGAAGATAATGTTTTAATTGAAATTTCATGTAATACCACATCATCACTTGAAAGAATTAATATAATAGATGGTGGTAATGATTATAATGTAGGGGATCCAGTTACAATTACTGCTGGAGGATTTCAAACACCTGGAGCCGCCGAAGTTGAAGTTGTTAGAACTGGGTTTACTGATAATGTTTCAATTAATTTTGGTGGTGCAGGATTTGAGGTCGCTGGTATTGTAAGAGCTGGTGACTCAACTAACGGATTTGTAACTTTAACTGTAACGGGTGTAGATTCGACAGGCAACAACTCACCGAATACATATACTGCTTTTGATACAAGAATTGATTCCATTAATGTAAGCAATACACTAACTGTGCCTGATTATGGTTTTCCTTTTCCAAGATTTCCCAATCAAAATTTAAATACAAGAATATTAGATTGTTTAACATCAAATTCTGTTTCTGATATAGGTCCGATGACTAGTCTTTTTGTTTTGTCATCAAATGCAACATCAAATACTTTAACTTTTGATGCAGAGGGTGCTAAAATACTTTCTGGTAATACTACAATTGATATTAAACAGTTCAAATCATTGGGTAGATTTAATATTAGTAGTGGTGGGTCTAATTATGCAGTTGGTGATGAAATCGTATTTTCTGGTGGGGCTCCAGGATTTGGAGCTGCAGCAGCTGTAAAAGAGGTAGATGGCTCTGGTGCAATTACCCAGATAGAGTTTCAACCATCAAGGGTGAGTGGTACAGCTACCATAGATGCTAATTTAAATCA